CTAAATTACATCTACAACCTCACCTAGACGAACAGGGAGATGTCGTCGTACACCGCCTTGCTGGGCTCCTTCAACTGCATGAATCTGGAGTCCCCGCTGAACGTCTTCCTCACCTTCCTCCCGTACTCCCTGAACTTCGTGATGGGCCTGATGTTGACCATGGGCATCTTCTTGCTCAACACCAAGTTGTACAAGTACATCTGCATGTTGTCCGACAGCTCGTAGTCGAAGATGTCCTTGATCTGCCACAACAGCATGTTGTGGAACGCGTCCAAGTTGCCCGTGCTCTCCTGGACCGCCAGGTACACCTTCCTCATCTTCGCCGTGTCCACCTCCACCATGGACTCGAACGACTCCTCCACCATCTTCTGCACCAAGGAGGACACGCTGGTGAGCTCGGAGGTCTCGATCAAGGTGTCGTCGTCGATGGCCGTGTCCTGGTTCATCAAGATCTCGGCCATCCTCATTATGTTGGTCTTGGTCCCGGCCGCGGGCTCCTCCAAGGCGGTCCCGGCCTCCGTCTCCAGGATCAGCTCGGTCTTGATCAAGTTCGCCTCCATGTGGGCCTCCTCCTCCGACGTCCCCGAGGACGTCTTGTCCACCAACTGGTCCAGCTTGTCCATCGCCACGTCCATGGAGTCCGTGTTGAACATCTTCTTTATCATGCTGCTCACGTCCAACTTGGAGTACTCCGCGTTGATGTCGGCCATCGCCTGGAACATGTCCTTGTCCTCCTTCTGGTAGGGGATCTGGATCTCCTTCACCAGCCTGTTGAAGATGAGCACCTTGTCCAAGTCGGTGATCGACAGCTTCTCCTCCAACATCCACCTCAACCTCACCTTGTCGGCGTCGTCGAAGCTCCCGTCGGAGTTGGGCAGCACCACCTCCAGGTTCAGGATCTCGTCCACGCTCACGGCGTAGTTGGACGAGATCAAGGAGAACGTGGTGGTGTTGAAGTCCTTCTCCTTGAACAAGGTGTGCGACTCGACGTTGACGTCGAGGTACATCACCCACTTGACGTACCTGTCCTTCACGTAGGTCGTGAAGGTGATGTCGGAGATGTTGTACTCCATGTTGAACAACCTGGAGGTGCGCCTCCTCGTGGCGTGCACCACCTCCTTCCCGGAGTGGGACGAGTCCCTCAGGAACTTCACCACCGGCGACATGATCAACTCCACCCCCTCCACCTGGTCCATCTCCCTGGAGGAGTAGGCGTACACCGTCAGCTTGGACTTCTGCTCCCTGATCTTGATGATGATGTTCAGGTTGGTCCAGGAGTGCACCACGGAGTTGTCCCTGTTGTCCGTGTGCTTGTTGTACTCCACCCTGGTGTACGAGATCGACTTGGAGTCGGCGTTCCTGTTCCTGCTCACCTGGTTCAGCTTGGCCGCCCTCGTGATCTTGGAGTCCGAGTTGCCGATCCTCACCAAGTCCCTGTAGTCGAACAGGAGGGAGGTCTCCCTCCCCAAGGTCACGGAGGACAGGAACTCCTGCTCCATCTCCTCGAGCTTGCTCCCCCTGCTGATGGGGTCCACCAACCTGTGGGCGGGGTTCCCCATGAACATGTACATCCTCCTGATGTTCTCGTAGGCGTTTCCCCCGCAGGAGAAGGGGGACAACATCTTGATGGTGATCTCCTTGAGGCTCTTGAACATGTAGGTGCAGTAGTTCTTGAAGTCCATGAAGCTGGTGCTGCTGTTGTTCATGTAGTCCTTGATGAACCCGAAGGGGTTCTCGAACACCCTCTGCAGCCCCTTGTCCTTCTCCAAGAAGATGTTCTGGAGCTTGGGCTTCCTCAGCAGCTGGTTCAAGGTGGCCACCACCGAGTTCTTGATGTCCGACTCCTCGTCGAACATGTAGTTGATCAGCTCCTTGTACGTGGAGCTGATGCTCACGTCCTCCTTCCCGAACCTGATCTCCCGGAACTTGGAGTGGTAGATCGAGTGGTCCTTGCTGCAGACCGTCAAGGAGTTCTCCACCTCCTCGGACACCGACATGATCTCGTCGGCCGAGTAGAGCATGTCGATGCCGGACCTCAGGCTGGCGGTCTGCAGGTTGACCACCCTGCTGCAGAAGTGCTGCATGTCCACCTGGTAGTTGGACTGGCTCTCCATCAACTCCAACATCCTCTTGTCCACCTCGTGCGTCATCTGGGACGCCTCCAACATCCTCTTCCTCTCCAGCCCCAGCTTGTGGATCTCCATCTCCAGCTCCTCCTCCTCCTCGGTCCTGGGCATCATCACCCCCTTCTTCCCCGACAACTGCAAGGCCCTGACCAAGGAGTGGACCGCCATGGTGTCCTGGAACTCGTACGACGCGGTCATCCCCGAGAAGTAGGAGGTGGTGAAGAGGTTGTAGCTGTCCCAGGACTGCCTGGGCAAGTTCACCATCAAGGCGTTCTTGTTGATCTCGGCCTTGATCTCGGCCGTGCTCTTCTGCAAGTCCTCCTCGAAGAACTCCTTCTTCAGGTTCCTCAACTTCTTGTCCATGTGCGTGGGCAGCTTCAGGTAGTACCTGCCCACGTTCTCCCCCGAGAAGGGGATCTCGTTCTTGGCCTTGGAGGTGTCCGTCTTGGCGGTGTACAAGTTCCTGTAGAACTTGTTCAACATCCTGTTCCTCTGGGTGCTCATCGGGAACATGTTGATCTCGGGGCCGTAGATCAAGTTCTCGAAGATCCTCGTGATGGGGAAGAACCCCAGCTGGAAGGGGATCTCCTCCTCCGTGCACTTGAAGAACAAGCAGATCTCCCTGATCGTCTCGTCGGAGATCCTGTAGTACTTCTTCAGCTGCTCCCTCGCCATCCTGCACAAGACCGAGAGGGTCGTCAGGTAGGACCCGTGCTCCATGCACCTCCTGATGTTGGAGAGCATGAACTTCACCGCCTCCTCGGGGTAGGTGAGGTCCGGGAGGTCGTTGGCGGTGTACAAGTCCTTGATGGTGGCCATGCACATCCTCTTGCCGATGGAGAACACCGAGTTGAACTCCGTCAGGACGAAGCTCAACCCCGACTTCTTCCAGTTGATGTGGATGTTGCTCAACCTGGTGAACATGTCCGTGAGCATCAAGTACACCTTCAACACCTTGTCGAAGTCCATCGTCCCCCTCTTGAAGATCATCATCTTCATCTTGGTCTTGTCGTCCGAGGAGATCAAGGACCTGTCGAGGATGGTCACCCCGTACTGGGACTTCATCACCTTGTCCGTCAAGTAGTCGCAGTAGTCGTCCATGACGACGTGGAACATGCTGCTCAGGAAGTGGAACATCCCCTGGCCCATCCCGGAGAGGATCGACACCACCCCGCTCCCCTCCAAGGCCCACCTCTTGAACATCTCCACCCCCGCCAGGTACTCCTGCTGGTCCAGGCTGGTCTTCGCCCACTTCTCCATCATGTCCAGGGGGACGATCATCTTCTTGTCGGAGAAGGAGCTGATGACGGACATCATGAACACCTTCATGCTGTCCGGGATGTCCCACTCGTTGACGAAGTACATGAAGTTCTCCATGACGAAGCCCGGGGACCACTTGGAGGAGTCCATGTTCATGGAGAAGTACACCGACACCAGGCTCTTCTTCGAGTACACCCTCATCAGGTCCTTGTAGTGGGTGTTCGTGTCCGACTGGTGGATGGTCCTCATCTGCTGCTTGGTCAGCATCTCCTTCTCGTGGGTCTTGCAGACCTCCTTGGCGATGGTCTCCAAGAACTTGACCGTGACCCTCAGCATCACGGACTGGATCAAGATCTCCCTGTGGGACCCGATCTGGGGCTTCGGGAAGATGGAGAACACGGCGTCCACGGCGTCCATCTTGTTGCACAGCTCCATGAGCATGTTCGTGGAGGAGTTCCTCAGCAACCTGAAGATGCTCAGGAACGACTTGGTCTTCTTCAGCTTCTCGTTGAAGTTCAGGCACTCGCTCAGGTAGGGCCCGGCCTCCACGGAGCTGGTCATCATCATCGCGTCGTCGATCACGGAGTACATGGCCTTCAACACCGCCTCCTGCACCCTCACCCTGTTCGCCTTCTCCTTGAAGTACTTCCTCGAGGCCTTGGTGACGAACTTCCTGTCGAAGGTGTGGAGGGTGTCCTTGGACTTCCAGAAGTCCTGGAGGTTGCTCACCTTCCCCTGCGACTCCTCGGTGCTCTTGATCATGTTGAACTTCATCTCGGCCGAGGTCATCTTCTCCACGATCCCCTTGAACCTGTGGTCCTTGAAGCCCGACTCCTTGTCGAACAGGTTGCACGTGTAGATCTCGTCCATGGTCACCGAGAACTCGACGTCCCTGGACAAGTCGTAGAAGGAGGGCAAGTGCAGCCTGTCGAAGGAGGGGCCCGTGGAGTGGAGGTCCCTCAACTTGCTGTACCAGATGTCCTCCATCAAGTCGATCATCTTGTTGAACCAGTTCACCTGGCAGATCCTGATGTAGGCGCACACGGACGACCTCACGGTGTCCGAGTGGATGTCCTTGAGGACCTCCATCCTGTTGGACAAGTAGCTCAAGGAGGAGTTCAACAGGTAGCGGTTGAGCTGCGCGGTGGTGGAGGTGTTCCTGGACTTCTCCAGCAGGACCACCATCATGGTCAGGTAGTTCTTCTCGAAGCAGTTGTAGCCCAAGTACCTCTTCTTCTTGTCCTCCATCTCCTTGTCCCTGAAGTTGACCGCGAGGGCCATCCCGACCTCCTTGATCTTCAAGAAGTGCCTGATGTCCGTGATCGTGCAGCTCAACCACCTCGACTGGACCAGGTTCTCGTCGAAGGTGCAGGACTCCATCTTCTGGAAGTAGGCCCCCTTGAACATGGAGTTCTCGGAGTTCTCGACGGTGGTGATCACCCTGAACCTGATGGCCTTGTCCGCCGTCAGCATGGAGCCCTTCTTGATCATCAGGATGTACTCCCCGAACCTCTTCAAGACGGTCATCGACTTCTTGGCCGGCTTCTGGTAGCCGTCCTTGTAGGACACGGTGTAGAAGACCTCCCTCCTGCCCAGCAGGTAGGAGATGTTCATGTAGAGGTCGGACACCCAGCAGAGCAGCATCCAGAGGTTGCTCTGCCTGATGTTCCCCATGCTCTCCTCCTTGTCGATGAACTTGTAGCTGTCCATGAGGCTGTCCGGCTTGAACACCTTCTCCCTCTTCAGCCCGTCGAGGAACACCTCCATCTTCGGGATGTCCACCGAGGGGTCCAGCCCCATGCCCTCGACGGAGTACAGGCTGGCCTTCTTCACCAACTCCCTCTCCTTCTGCTGCTTCCAGTCGAAGCTGGAGTCGTAGTAGAAGGTCCCGTCGTCGGTGTACTTCTGGGCCCCGAAGAGGTCCGCGTTCCTGTTCTTGAAGTACACCTCCATGTGGTTCATGGACACGTCGACGTACGGGAACTTGAAGAACTTCTTCGTGGACTGGTTCATGTTCTCCTGGAACTTGATGCGCTTCTGGTTCTCCATCTCCATCAGCTTGCTGGACTTCACCTTCACCAAGTTGTAGTTGTCCTCGAAGACCTCCTTGAGGTGGCTCGGCAAGATCGGCTCCTTGGACATCAACATGGAGGACGCCTCGGAGAGGAGCTCCCTCTCGTACTCCTCCAGGGTCTGGTTCTTCATCTTCTGCAGCTCGTCGGACATCTTCGAGAACTTGAACTCCTCCAGCCTCCTGCTGCCCGTCTCCATCTTCTCGAAGCTCGGGTTGCCCCTGGAGGCCATGATGTCCACGCTCCTGATGCTGGACAGGTTCGGGGCCAGCTTCAACCCGGAGCTGGTCACCTTCTGCATCTCGTCCAAGGTGAAGCTCAGCACCCTCTCGTCCGAGTCGTCCTCCTTCTCGGACATGATCCTGTACTTCTCGTAGTCGCTGCTGGTGGATATGTTCAAGTGCATCCTGTACAAGAACTCCAAGTCCACGGAGTTGATCATGGACGGCCTGATCCCCCTCAACGGGGTGGGGAGGGAGAAGTCGTCCCTGGTGTTGATGTTCCAGACCACCGCGTCCAGCCTCACCTCCTTGCCGAGGTGCCTGGACAGCCCCCCGGCCAGGTCCTTGTACTTCCGGATCTTCCCCGCCCTGATGGGGGAGGTGTCCACGGAGGTCACCGCGAAGTCCAACATCAACCAGTAGCTGCCCATGTCGATGATGTAGTCCGGGGTCTTGTAGTGGTCGACCCCGTAGTACTTGAAGGTGTCCATCGGGGAGAAGTCCATCTTCTCGGGCATCGGCCACCCCATCTCCTGGATGACGACCTCCGCGAATATGTTGTGCCTGCTCTTGCACCAGTAGGACATCTTCTTGAGGGTCAAGGTGTCCTTCATCCTGTTCTGGATGGAGGACCTGAAGTCGCTCTTCAGCGAGGGAAGCTCCTCCGTCTCCCTGTAGAAGCTCTTGCTGAAGAACTTCTCGCTGAACATGAACAGGTTCTCGGTGTGCCTGTAGACGTTCTTCCCCTCGTCCATCAGGGTGTCCTTCGCGGTGTGCTTGGCGAGGGAGCTCTCGCAGAACATGACCTCCTCCTTCAACAACTCGTCCACCTCCCACTTGTTCAAGGGGTACTTGAAGATGTTGATCTGCGACACCCCCTTCGACAAGAAGTGCAGCTTGTAGTACTCGAACCCCAGCTTGGACTTGGTCAGCTCCATGACCCTGCTGTCCCTCTTCATGACCACCGACATCGACAAGAGCTTCGCCCTGAGCTCCAGCTCGGAGAAGCAGATCTGGCTCTTCTCCTCGTAGACGAAGGCGGCCTCGCTCATCTGGAACACCTTCTCCAACATGCTCCTCTCCTCCTTCTCCCCGGTCACCCTCGAGATCAGCCTCCTGTCGTAGAAGACCTTGTCGGTGAAGATGACGATCCCCTCCCCGAAGCAGCTGTTGTTGGAGTTGAACCTGTAGACGGTCACCGGCACGGTCTCCCCCGCGACGAAGTGCTTCATCTTCCTGACCAAGCTGAAGTTGTACAGCATGCTGTTGAAGGTGGACAACTCCATGGTGGCGATCTCCTACTCGTTCTTCTAGTTCGTGGAGTTGTAGATGTAATTTAG